AACCTTGATCATCTAGTGTCCTAGTTTGTCCGTATTTAATTGTGATGTTTACCACAAAATAAAGATTTTTAGAAAGAAAGCGGGAAATGACTATTTTTTCCCGCCTAATACAGTATAGGAGCAGTAAGCGGAATGGTTGTAGCTTACTGCGGGCTACGCTGACGCTACGCCCGTCTAAGGGCTGTAGCGGACTTACCCCTCACTTCGTTGTGACTCGTTCGGGCGCTCAAGCCCGATGACGAGGCGCAAGTCGCCTCATTTAGTTGGGTGTAATCTATCTATAATTTAGGAGCCTGCTATTTCTAATAACACTGCTGATATAGCTAAAAGGGTAATCCTTAACGCTGTAGCAGAAGGTATGACTATAGAGACGGCTTGCGGTGAAGCTGGTAAGTCTATGAAGACTTATGAATACTACCGCAGATCCGATAAGGTCTTCGCAGATAAAGTTGATAGAACCCGCCTAGGACTTCGTTCCAAGAACTTTGCAGCTACCGATGTCCACGACCTCGGCTTCGCCGAGTTCCGCCAGAAGTTCCTTCATCAGACTACCTTTCCTCACCAGCAGAACCTGGCAGATGTTATAGAGGGTAGGGACCCTTCCTGGCACCATCCCGCTATGAAGTTTGAAAAGGGTCTAGCAAGTAACCGTATCCTTATCAACATCCCACCGAATCACGCCAAGTCAATTACGATTACCGTAGATTATGTAACTTGGAAGATAGTCCAGAATCCTAACTTTAGAGTCCTGATAGTATCCCAGACTCAGCAGCTTGCAGCAGACTTCTTATATGCTATCAAGCAACGCCTTACCCATCCGATGTATGAGACCCTACAGCAAGCCTATGCTGCTGGTGTCGGCTTTAACTCTAAGTCTGCTACCTGGACTACCACTAGAGTCACCTTCGGTGATGAGCTCAGAGAATCATCTGAGAAGGACCCAAACCTAGAAGCTGTAGGTATTGGCGGTCAGATATACGGTAAGCGTGCCGATATGATTATTGTTGATGATGCTGTTACCTTAAAGAACGCTAATGAATTTGAAAAGCAGATTAGATGGCTTACCCAAGATGTCAGATCCCGTCTTAACCCTACTGGTAAGTTAATTGTTATCGGAACCCGCGTTGCCTCTGTAGACTTATACAAAGAACTACGCTCTCCTGATAGATACCCTGGTGGTCTGGTCCCTTGGACATATCTGGCTATGCCAGCATTACTTGAAACCAATGAGGACCCCACCAAGTGGGTAACTCTCTGGCCTAACTCAGACCAACCCTTTGATGGGCAGAAAGACTCTGATAAGACCGAAGAGGGTTTATATCCTCGCTGGAACGGTAAGCATCTCTATGCAGAACGTCAAGCTATGGATGCTCAGACTTGGGCTTTAGTTTATCAGCAGCAAGATGTTTCAGATGATGCCACCTTTGACCCTGTATGTGTAAAGGGTTCTATTGATGGTATGCGCAAATCTGGTAGGCTCCAGATGGGAGCCCCAGGCCATCCTAAAGATTTAACTGGTTTTTCTTTTGTATGTGGACTAGACCCTGCAATGGTTGGTGATACCGCCGCTATCTGCTACGGCGTAGATCGTGTTACTCATAAGCGCTACATTGTAGATGCTATCAAGATTACTAGACCAACACCTGCTCAGATTAGACAGTTGATTATTGATTGGACCAACGTCTACGCTCCTGCTGAGTGGGTTGTAGAGCGTAACGCTTTCCAGTCCTTCCTAACTCAGGATGAAGGTATCAGACAGTTCCTAGCATCTAAGGGAACAGTCCTTAGAGAACATCATACTGGTAATAACAAATGGGATGCAGGCTTTGGTGTAGCTTCTATGTCAACCCTGTTTGGAACTAAGCAGCAAGATGGTAAGCACCACAGAGATAACATTATTCATCTCCCATCAGATCAGACCGAGAATGTCAAGGCGTTAATAGAACAACTTATTACCTGGTCACCCACTACTAAGGGTAAGACCGATATGGTGATGGCTCTATGGTTCTGTGAGATTAAAGCCAGAGAATGGCTTAATAACGGAATACATACCACACACCATATGAAGAATCCATTTTTGTCTCGCTATGAACGAGGCAAGCGTCTAGTAATAAACATAGACGAGCTGTTAGCAGAACAACAACGTCAATTCATCTAAGGAGCAATTATGCCAAAAGTAGGAAAAATGGAATTTCCATATACGCCAAAAGGTAAGAAGGCCGCTAAGCTGGCTAAGAAGAAAGCTGCTACTAAGAAGATGGGCAAGAAGAAATAATGACAAAACAAGTCAAAGTAAAGCCAGGTTTAGCATATACAAAGTCTGGCGTAAAGAAAATTTCTGGAACTGCTACAACAACATCAGTAGCAAAAACAAAAAAGCCAAAAATAAATTCAAAGATGACCTCTTCAGTAGGTTCTTCAAAAACAAAAAAACCTATAATTGGCAATATGGCTGGTTCGCTTTCTAAGTTAAAGAAGCGCAAGTAATGGCAAAGCTTGATGATTTTATTGCTAAGAAGAAGAAAGTACCTTCTAAGAACAAAAAGTATCCTGGAGATACAGACGTTAAACTACCAGGCTTTAAGAAAAAACCAGTAATTAAACTTAAGAAAAAAAAGTAAGGACAAATGCTTACAACCAAAGAGGTTATTGCTAAGGTATCACGGTTACAGACTAAGTATTCAGCGCGTGATCAGCGTATGCGTGACGTGCTATCTGTGCGCCAAGGAGATATAAGCAAGGTCTATCCTGCTATGTTCTCTGAGGAGTACCCAAAGCCTCTGGTTGCTAACTTTGTAGATGTAGCTGCACGCGACCTAGCAGAGGTAATGGCACCACTGCCATCATTTAACTGCGCTGCTACCAATATGGTTTCTGACTCTGCACGCAAGGCAGCAGATACTAGAACTCGTATCGCAAACTACTTCGTATCAGGCTCAGAGTTACAGATTCAGATGTATCAGGGTGCTGACTGGTTTAACACCTACGGCTTACTACCAGCAATGGTAGAGATGGATTACGAGACAAACAATCCTCGTATCCGTCTATTAAATCCTTTTGGTGTCTATCCTGAGATGGACCGCTTTGGTCGCTGTATCTCAATTACTCAAGTAATGAATACTGATGCAGAGACTCTAGCAATGCAGTATCCAGAGTTCTATGACCAAATTATTACAAATAAGAACTATGCAAATAGCTCTCCTTATATCACAATGATTCGTTACCACGATAAGGACCAAGATTTAATCTATGTTCCAGATCGTAACAACTTAGTTTTATTAAACCTACCTAATACCATTGGTAAATGTTTAGCCCGCGTTGCAATGCGTTCATCCCTAGACGGAGAAGCACGCGGTCAGTTTGATGATGTTCTAGCAGTACAACTTGCTCGTGCTCGTTTTGCAGTATTACAGATTCAAGCAGCAGAGAAGTCTATCCAAGCACCTATTGCTATTCCGCAAGATGTACAAGAACTAGCCCTTGGTCCTGATGCGATTATGCGTTCTGCTAATCCGCAAGGTATCCGCCGTGTTCCATTAGAACTTCCACCTGGAGTCTTTACTGAGTCCAGCGTACTAGAGCGAGAACTACGTTTAGGTTCACGCTATCCAGAAGTACGTAGCGGTAACGTTGATGCTTCAATCATCACAGGTCGCGGTGTACAAGCCCTACAAGCTGGCTTTGATACACAAGTACGTGCAGCACAAGCACAGTTTGCAAGACTATTTACTGAGCTAGTATCTCTCTGCTTTGAAGTAGATGAGAAAATCTTTGGTTCTATGACCAAGGAAATCAAGGGAGTAGATGACGGTACTCCGTTTAATATGAAGTATGTACCAAGTCGTCAGATTGCTGGCGAGTATGGTGTAGATGTTCGCTACGGCATTATGTCTGGTATGAATCCAAACAATGCCATTATTGCTTTACTACAGATGCGAAGCGACAAACTTGTATCAAGAGATTATGTACGCAGAGAAATTCCTATGGAGTTAAATGTCACTCAAGAAGAGCAGCGTGTGGATATTGAAGAGATGCGTGATTCTTTGCGTCTTGCTGTTGCTCAGTATGCTCAGACCATTCCAGCACTTGCAGCCCAAGGTCAAGATCCTTCTCAGATTGTTTCTAGAATCGCCGAGGTTATTAAGGGTCGCCAAAAAGGTAAACAACTTGAGACGATAGTTGAAGAAGTATTCGCCCCAGAACCACAACCAGAAATGCCAATGGGCGAAGAAGTTCCAGCAGCAGGTATGGCCCCCGTTCCTGCCTCGCAGCCAACTCAAGAACAAATGGGTGCGGCCCCTGCTGCTGGCTCTCGTCCAGATATTGCTACATTACTCGCATCTATTGCAGGGTAGGGAGGTGTAAAATGAAAAAAGGTGGTCGTGCAAAGGCTCCAATGGCAAAGCCAACTGAGGGCAAGAAGGATATGAAGAAACCAGGCGGCAAAGTCGAATTTGGCTATGCTGGCAAAGCTCGTAAAGGCAAGAAGGCTTAGTTTTATAGTGAGAGGATAGAGCGTGGAAGATAAAGATTACGTACCACGCTCTGTCACTCTCGCAGATTTTTTTGTAATCGTATCAGGTTTCTTTGTGAATATAGTCCGAGCTGTAGAGATGCTCGCATCAGAACTTTTAGATTTAGCAGTGTATAACGCAAATAGAACAACGAAGGTTTCCAAAGTGTGGGAACAATTTACATCAGATTTAGAAAAGATGGAGG